AACAGCACAGAGGCTATAACTGGTACTAATACAAAATTCTTTTTGAATAGTTCTGCAATGTTCATATGGCATAAAGTCCTTTACTAAAAAAGTATAGCTCCAATCACAAATGCTACAACAGCAATAATAATTTCTGTTCTGTTGTGTAGTTGCCAAACCATAAATTTATCTTTGTATTTATTTATCATTGTCTTCCTCCAAGTTTCTCAGCTGATAATCGTAACTTCCTTCTTCGTGTTCGTCCGTAATCCATTTAGCTGAATTTTCTACGGAGTATATCTTACTGCTTACCAGCCTATTAATCAAGTTCTTGTTTGGATCTACACCCATTGATGCATCAAACATTTTAAGCCTATTATTAGGCTGTATTGCAAAGTTACCATCTTCTAGTTCTAATACATGGCCACATTTATGTTGATCTGGTTTCTCTGCATAACCGAAATTTAATTCGTTAAAATCTCCTGCACACCAATCAATTGTAAATAAATACTTACCCTTACGTTTTACTTTACGTCTAGATATGTATTGCATGGTAGCGCCAGCTAACTCATAAAAAGTTGTAACACTCACATTGTAGCTAAAACTATCCCACATAACTAATTCGTCAAGTGGTAGTTCTTTTACTCCAGGTTTTGTACAAAAAGCTGAGATAGGTGCTCTCCACCACAAACCGCCATCTTCCATTAAGAAATGAAACATAGGTACTCTGTTTGGTATAGAGCTAAAACCGAATATTCCTACTTCAAAATATTTATCGTGTGAATCTTTTTGATCTCTTAAAAAATTACCTCTTACGTAACATTCTATTACTGGTATGTTTGCATTAAGATAAGCCATTAATCATTTATACTCCCCCAGTTAATACCGTGTTCATAATCCACTTTGTTTGGTACTTCTAGAGTAACAGCTTGCTCCATAATCTCAACAATCTTTTTTGCCTGTGCGTCATTTTCTATTGATAGACACAACTCGTCATGTATTTGTATATGTGCTACAATACCTTCTTTGTATAACTCTAGCATAGATTTTTTTGTCATGTCGGCAGCTGATCCTTGTATTAATTTATTTAAAGATTTGTATGTGTAAGCTCTCTTGATCCCTGGTCCATGTTCCTGGAGTGCATCTTCATGAGTCATAGCTTTGTGCATACCGAAACTGTTAGGCTCCCACAGATGAAACCTACATAGTCTGCCAAGTAAAGTTCTTATCTGACCACGATCTTGTGCTCTGTTAGATGCTTTGTCCATAAGTTGTTTAACAAAAGGTACCTTTGCGTGATACGTATTAAATAGTTCTGCGGCTTTGTCTTTAGATACACCTAACTCTGCCTGCAATTTAGCTTTACCCATACCATAAAACAAACCAAGGTTAATTGTCTTTGCTTGTGTTCTAGGTATCTCTGCCATGTCTGCTACAGTCTGGTGAAAGTCTGCACCCGAATCATTTTGATACGACTCTACTACATCATACACTGATGGTAATTTATATAATGCTGCATAGTGTACAACAAGACGTGGTTCTTGCTGTGAGTAGTCAAAACAACCCCATTTACAGCCCTCTTCTGGTATAAATAAACTTCTAATCTTTGGTCCTAAATCTTTGTTACGTGCTGGAATCTGTTGTAGGTTAGGATTCTGATAAGAGAATCTTCCTGTAACCGTACCACCTCCTGCATTACGCAACTGATTTATTTCTGCATGTATTCTACCTTTGTGTTCATAACGTAGAATAGAATCTATAAAAGTTGTGTGTGCTTTGTTAACTTCTCTTGCCTTTGCAATCATATTAACAACAGGATGTTTGTGTTCTTGTAAAAAGTTTTTTGTAAAACTAGGTGCTTGTGTTTTCTCAGTTCGTTCAAACTCTATCTTTAAATTTTCAAACACTTCTGCTATACTGCTTGCGGCCCAAATTTGTGGTCGTACATTAGTTTCTTTTTCAATAGCAGTTAATATATCTTGTTCTTCTTTTACTAAAGTTTTCTTAAGATTGTGTGCTGCTTCTACATCAACTCTTACACCTTTAAACCTCATGTCAACCAGACAAGGAAATAAATCTGTTTCTAAATCAAATATAGATCCTAAGTCTTGAGATATAATTTCTTTTTTCATCTCTTGCCATAAACCAAACGTTGCTTCAGCATCTCTTTCTGCATATGTTCCAACATTTAGTGATGGTAGTTTATACATCTCTGATTTTGGATCTATACCCCATTCAGCTGCTGCTTCTGCAAGTGCTGCCTCGTTTTTACCAAAACCTAAATACTTCCATGACAAACTATTAAGATCATATCTAAATCTATTTTCATCAGTCACAGCTGCAGCTATCATTGTGTCAACAATTCTACCATTTATTTTAAAACCCATGGCTCTAATCCAACACACGTCGTACATTGCATTGTGAAATATTTTTGTAGAAGTTGTATCTAAAATATCTTTAAACCATTCTAATACTTTTTTACGGTCCATGTTACCACCGCCTTCGTGCGCAATAGGAAAGTATCCTTTGTAATGTGCAGTCGCTACAGCTATTCCTATAACTTCTCCATTACCTATAATTGCTCCAGATCCTTTTTTAATTAAGTCCGGGTCCCTTGTCTCCAGGTCAATTGCAATCTCATCAACCTGTCTAAGGTCTGGAAATTCTGTAGGTATAACCCATTCTGTTTGTGCACTAAATGTAGGTATCTTCATCTTGTTTCCTTTTGATATACATGGTTGATTCTTATTTTTTTATTTATTTTTTCTTTGTTGCTAAATGCATACAAAGCAGCGTCATAGTTGTGTGGAAATATTTCCCAATCAACTAACCTTGGATATATTTCTAGATTAAATTTATGTTTATCTATTTTAATTGTTTTTCTAATTACACTTCTTTTCATAATGCCAGATAACAAAAAATCAGTAGGCAGGTAAACAGCCCCATATAAAATGGTATATGATTATTTGGTTCCATAATCCCTTTGTTTAATCATTTCTAAATAATGTATTGCTTTATCGATGTCTTCTACTCCGCCTTTCTGTGAGTGTCTGCATATGTACTTTATAGCGTTTCCTTCTGCAAAAAGCAATTTATTCTTGTTTATAAACTCTGCAGGCTGTATCTCCATGTACATATAGTGTGTCCCCGAAACTTGTTTTAAGTATGGATTTTCTTTCTCAGATGTCATAACTTCTATCCTCCCTTTTTGGTGTCATTATATATAAATTTTGTTTTGTACGAGTAACGCCTACGTACCAAACTCTGTGCTCTTCATCGTGCTTGTCTTCATTTTTGTCGACAGCTTCTCTTATTTTTTTTGTATTATCTAAAATAAGTAAAACATTTGTAGCTTCACCACCTTTTGCTGAATGTATTGTAGATAATTTTACTCGTGCTGGTTTTGATAACTCTTCTTTGTTTCGCAACATTTCTCTAATGTATAAACATTCTTCTGGATCAGATTTAAAAACTTCGTACCATTGGTCTTCAATACTATAATTAAATTCTTTTAAATCGTACATTCTTTCTTCTTTTAACTCTTGCTCTAATTCTAAAAACTCAAATAAATCTTTGCATTCAGATAATGATAACTTATCTCCGTTAGTCCATCTTGTGTAATGTTTTACTGCTGTATACAATCTTGTTTTATAACTTTTTCTACCTTTTATTTCAAAATAAATAGCCATTTCTTTTAAGATCGATTTTAATTTTATTAATTTATCATTTGTTCTAGCTAGTATTAACCAATCACCTTCATGTAATGGTACATCTTCTATTGATGTTATGTGATCAACGCTTCCTCCTTCAGGACGTGAAGCCCATTGTTTCTTAATTCTTCTGTTATCAGGTATACGATTTAATATTTGATCTGCTATCTGTTGTACTGCTTGTGGCACCCTGTAAGATTGTGGCAAAATAATGTTCTTAGCAGGCTCGGTTTGAAACCTCTGCACATCTGCACCTGCCCAACCATAAATAGCTTGATCATCATCACCGGCTAAGATAACATGTTTAGAGTTTTTCTTAAGTATATCGTACATTTTCCACTGTATTGGCGATAAATCCTGTGCTTCATCTACAAATATTACATCATATTTTGGACACAATTCGGCCACATTAAATTTTTCAATCATATCTGTGAAGTCTACCAGCTTATAGGAATATTTATAATTATCTACTTCGTCTTTTAAAATTTGTAATTGATGTTTGTCTAGGTCTTCTGAATACATGTCTGTATTGTATTCTTCTTCTATTGTTACATTTTTAATTCTTGCTGCATTAATAAGATTAAAATACTCACTGTCTGAATCTACAAATCCAGTTTTTTCCTGGCCATTAGAATACACGGTAACCTCTATTCCAAGCTGCCTACCAATGTCTTCATAGTGTTCATCTTGCATAACTTCAGATTTTTTTAATCCAAGTCTTGTAAATGCTAATGAGTGTAGTGTTTTAAAATATTTTAAATCTTTTTTCTGTAATCTAGGATATGCATCCAACATTCTATCAACTGCTTCTTCTGCAGCTTTCTTTGTAAATGCAAAGTAACCTATCTTATCAATAGGTGTACCTAATTTTAAAAATGTTTTAACATACTTTAATAACTTTGTTGTCTTACCTGTGCCTGGTGGACCCAATATTTTTCTAATCACATTATCTCCGTGTTATGTAATAATTTGTTATGATTAATTTTAATGTCTTCAAACTGTTCTATGCTTATACAAACCACATTTTTTGTAGGTGTATTGTACTTACCTTTTTCTTTTGTAGGATATCTTTTCT